AGCCGGCGCTTCCGATGGGCGGGCAGGGTGACCGGCCGGTATCCGATGGATACGGCAGGGCGCTGCGGCTGGCGATGGTGGAACGGATACGGGCTGCGATCAGGGCGCATTGCGTTGCCTCTGTGTTGATTAGGAACCAGTCAAACCCACGCTGCATCGCGTGGGCTTGGCTTGTGCCTAGCGGGTGTTGAGGCGGGAGCCGCTAAGACTCCCGGCTGATCTTCTACGACCTTTGAAGCGTGTCTCACTGTCCATAGCGTTCTCCTTTTAGTGGTTCATGCGGTGCCCACTCAGGATCGAATGGACACGGAATGGATCACTCTTGGTGTCTCGAAGCATCGGCATCAGGCACGCTTGGAAGCGCCGCTGGCTCGTGAATAGCTGGTGTCAGATGTCGGTCGTTGTTGCCTTGACCGTGGAGAGAATCTTAAATCAAACATTGCGTTTAGTCAAGTATTGCTGTGTGGCTAGCGATCCATCAGCAGTGCCTAGCAAGGCGAGCGGCAGGGCCGTCATTCGCGCTTCGTTTCCCTTGGGGGCCTAGTGGCTAATCCGTTGGTGCCCTTGGCGCTCCGCGCTATCCCTAGGGAAGCTCGCGGTGCCTTGTGATCCTTCACTGTGCCGGCCGGTGCGTGGCGGGCGAGTCGGTGGCGTCCTGCCGTGACTTGGAGGTAAAGATAGCATTGAATTGCGATGTGTCAAGTAATGCCTGTAGTCAATCATGAGGGTGAGAGATTGCCGCACTGTGGCCTAGAGCTGCCGCGTAGTGCCCTGTAGGTTGCTACAGCTGTTGGTTTCGATAGGTGACCGCGAGGGCAGGATGTGGCAGGCAGTCGGCGAAAACTACAGATGAGAACAGACAGACGTGAACGTATTGCTGGCCGCTTCGGGCCTAGCTGGGTACGTCAGGGCAGGCTAGGGCATTGCGCATCAGATAATAGATGCGATGCAAACCGCATAGCAGAGCCATCTAGTGTCATCAGGTGCCGCTGCAGGTGCCGCAAGATGCCGGGAATGAAGCAGCAGGCGTGCGGTTCTTCACGTCACGACGCGAGGCGCGCGATCATTCGACGCGGGCACGGGGGGATGTGCGCGATCCTTGATAGATGGATGCCCCAACGGAAATTTTCGGTGAACATTTTGCCCAGCCTTACGGCTAGTTGACTTGGTGCGCCGGAAGCGTGCTAGTTTTAAATTCGACACCCACACAAGGAGGATTATCGTGGTGAAATCGATACCTGCGCTCGCGCTCGCACTTACGTTATTGGCCGCTCCCTGGACTAGCTTTGCAAGCGGGGAACATCCTGACGTTGCCGTTATGACCAAGCGATGCGGCGAAGTGGTGATGAGCATCACTTGCCCCTCAGACGGCCATGGCAAACTGAACTGCCTTAAGACATCCTTGACGCTCAAAACGAAGGACGGTCAGACACAGCGCCTGACGAATCCAAAAGGCATGGAAGATTACACTGCGACGGGTCTAACTTGCTCAGCGTCAAAGGTAAACAAGGCAAGCTATTTCGTCGTCGGTTACGGCGAACTCCCTTCAGGCTGTGAGTTTTGCGAGTGGTATCACCTGTATGACGCGAAGGGCACTTCATTAACGTCTAGCAGTCCACCGTTACTCGAAAATCCGAACGGCCCACCAGCACAGAATATGGCGCCTAATAACAAGGAGTTTGATGCACTAAATGCAAAGCTTGGACTTGGAAAGTTCACAGTGAATTACCTCACATGCGACGGCACAACATCAGATAGCAAGGGCAATGCGATCTGCTTCAAGGAGAGATAAAAATGGCGCAGGATGAAATTTACGATGAAATGATACAAAAGAAGGGGCTTGCCTATTTAGATAGCCAAGTAAAGCCGGATGGACAGACTCATTACCGCGAGCCTATCGATCATTCCCCAGGCAGGCTGGCGGGCAATTCTCATATCGCTGGGGATGCGAGTCCGGAAGTTCAGTCACGTTCGATTGACGCATTGATTCAAGCCTCGCAAAAAGGCGGCCTCAATCAGCATGAGACTGGATATGTTTTGGCGATCGCACGCCTAGAATCCGGCTTCAATCTTGATGCAGCTGCGGGCACCACAACGGCATACGGGCTTGGGCAATTCACTGACGGAACCGGACAGGGCGTCGGGATGAATAGCTCGAATCGCGGCGATGTTACAAAACAAGCAGAGTCACTTGTTGAGCTTTATAAGCAAAACGCACAAATCGCAAAAGATCGCGGCCAGGGTGAGGAGTACATTTATAAATATCACCATGACGGCCCTAGTAAAGACTACGGTGGCCTAGCGACGTCAAAAGAATATGTGATGCCGTATGTCGGGAAATACGAGGAATTCGTAAAGAAATATGAGACAACGCATGCTGTCTCATCTCCTGACCCTGGTTTCGACGCACGCAACAAGCCTGACAATTCTCAGCAGAGTAAAGGCCATCATCACGCGCACCACGCTGAAGGCGTGCTCCAACACGGTGATCGTAGTGATGCCGTCGGTGTACTACAGAGCCAACTTAGAGACCTTGGCTACAAAGACAGTAGGGGCAACCCGATAAATCCGGACAATTCGTTCGGAAATGACACGAAGTCAGCTCTGCAAAAGTTTCAGGCGAACAACGGACTAGACCCCGATGGCGTTGCTGGCCCCAACACCCTGAAGGCGCTCAAAGAGCACGAACAGGCGCTGTCGAACAATCGAGGGCCATATGCCGATCCTGCCAAGGCTCCCCTCTTAAACGATCCCGCGAATCCCGATCACAAGCTATTTCAGCAGGCGTACGACGGCGTAAAGAAGCTGGATGCTGCGCAGGGCCGCGCATCGGACCAGCATAGCGAGAACTTAGCCGGCGCCTTGACGGTCGAGGCCAAGGCACAGGGCTTGAAGCGGATCGATACGGTTGCGCTGAGCGATGATGGCTCAAAGGCGTTTGCTGCTCAGAGCGTGATCCCTGGCGCGTTCAAGAACGTTGCTGGTGTCGAGACAGCCCGGGCGGTCCATATACCCATGGAACAAAGCACGCAGCAGATGACGCAGGTTAACCAGAATTTGCAACAGCAGGCACAGGTGCAGGCTCAGACGCAGATGCAGAATCAAGCCCCTCAAGCCCCCCAAGGACCGCAGATGGGCGGCCCTCCTGGTCGTTGATATAGCTCAACTCCGACCTTGCTGCGATTCACGGTACTCAGCAAGGTCGGCATCCATCTCCACGACCTCCTTGTGGTACTCCGCGACGATCTCGGGCAGACGATCCTTGCAGATTTCGTAGACGGCGAAGACGGGGAGCACGAGGTACTTGAACAGAACCCAGGCCCACTTGCGGGTAGAGACGAACTCGATGACTGCTTTCATTTGCTGTTCCATAGTTTGATTTCGGCAGCACGACGATTCGTGAGGCCGTTGTTGATTCGGAGCACGCCGTTGACGGTCTCCTTGTTCCAGCGCACGAGCTGTGCGGGCACCGCTGCGTAGTCGCCGGCATTGAGGAGGCGAAGTAGGGCGGAGGTCTGAAAGGCGCGGGTTCCCTCGTTGAACGTGAAGGACACTAGGGCGATCCACTGAGCCTCGGAGAGAGCCACGCGGACGTATCGGTTCACGCAGGCGATGGCAGTAGCCAGGTCGGCTCGGAGGAGCTGTCGTGAGCGCTCAGGGGTGATGCGGAGGCCCTTGGTTACATCGGGGCCGGTGTGGCCGACACCGATAGTCAGGGTGCCGTTTGTGTCGGGATACGCGACAAGCCGCTCGCCCTCGACTTCGATGAGGAAGTCTTCTAGGCGGGGAGTGATTTGATAGGCTACGGATACTCCAATGTGGTTCGGGTTTGATGATGAATGAGTTAGTCAGCACTGCTATCGCAGCTTTCGATGCGAAACAAAATGAGCTGAGTGGAAAAGCCATAAGCGCGGAAGTCGGCGTATTCGAATCAACTCAAGCACCGACAGAAAAACTGAGACTGTTGCGCGTTATCTATATAGATGCGTACAAGGAGTTGGCCACTTATTTCCTGAGCGAATACCGGCGCGTAAACGAGCATTCCAGTATTACCAGCATGAGCGATCTAGACCCCTGGTTAGAGGAGTGTTTGCCGAGGCTCAAGCACTTCCATTCGATTGGCTCGCACCGTCATGAAATAAGGAGCGAGCCTTGGTCGGAAGACAAGCTCTATCTAAGTGCCTGCGCCGAGTTGTTCGACAACATAGCTGCGGATGTGTCCGAAAATTTCGGCCGGGAGCTTGCCAAGGCGCAGGCAGAATTTAGAAGTAAGAGTTTGACTAAGAGGAACGACCGCATTGAGAAAGCAGTGTGGGCGTTTGTTGGATTCGCGCTTGGCATCGCGGCGTCGTTGATAACGCCGATGCTGTTACATATCTTCGAACTTGCCTCTTAGCAACCGCGTAACCTCAGTAATTGTCGTAGAAGTTAGGCGTAGACGGCTTATGACCAATGACAGACTCAGCGAACTTCGCATACTCCAGCTCCATGAGTTCTTCGAGACGCTTCTCCTCCTCGTTCGTCACGTCGCGGTCGAGGTATTGCGTCCAGTAGGCGACCGCCATCGCCAGCGCATCGAGCCTGTCGTCGTGCCGGAGGGCACCGCGATCACGAGTGATACGACTGAGCTGGTGGAACAGTTGGAACTTCGGTTCATCCTTCTGATCGGCCCGCATGAGAGCGGCGTCCACGATGAGGCGATGCTGGTTAAGCACTGGCTCCAGCGTGTCGATGATGCGGCGCTCCTTCTGGCCCGAGCTGTGCGTCTCCTCGACGGTGCAGGGGTAGATGCGGCGGAGCACAGGCTCCAGCAGTTTGATGAACATGCCATCACCGAAGTTACCTTCGACGAGGATGAGCTTCACCTTCTCGGCGCGAGCGATGTGGGCGATGTTCTCCAGTACGGAGTCGTCGTAACCGCCCTTGAGTCCACCAGCGCGGCGGAGGTAGACCATACCGCGAAGCATTTTTGTCACGCTGTAGCCGGTCTCGTCACCGCCACGACCCGATGGATCGACGGACATGACCGCGCCGGTGTACTCCTCAACATCCTTGGAGAAATACATCGGACGGTGCAGACGATCACCAGTGAACCCCACGGAGGGGATGTCGTCGATGACCTGTTCTTTGCCACTGGCCCACATAACCCGGATTGGTGCAGCCTCACGATCCACGTCCATGACGATGAGGTCTGACAGCTTCAGCGGGTAACGCTCCGCATCGGACAGTGTAGTGTCCAGCATGAACTGCAGCAGGAACCCGCCACGCCCATAGGAAGCCTCACGACGCAGTAGGTCGTCCTCATGGAACCTGGAAGGTTCTACAGGTGTCCATGCGATCTTGGGGTTCCCCTCGAAAGCCTCAGCGATGAACGGCGCGAGCCGTCCGTTGTATTGCGAGTAGTGCTTCTGATCCTTCGGATACCGAGCGGGCCAGATGCGGATTTCATAGCCGCGTGCAGGGAGCTGGTTGTAGATCGACTCCTCGGTCTGCGGTGTGCCCAGGTAGATGATCTCGGCGTTCGACAGTGGCTTGAGGATTGCGTCGAACTCTTTGATGAGTTCACCCAGCTTCTCCCGTTGTGCCACGGTGGCCGAGTTCTTCACGACCTCTACGTCATCTGCGACGATGGTGTCGGCGCGAGAGCCGGTAAGCTGACCGGTGATGCCAACCGATTTCACGGAAGGGGACTGATCGGGTTTTGCAGGACCTACGTCGAAGGCGAGGTTTGAGTTGCGTTGATCGTTGCGAGGCTTCAAATGAGCCAGTTCGGGAATCGTCTCGATCAGTCGTTTGGTAAAGATAGAGAAGGCATCTGCGCGATCTTTGGATGCGGAGACGACCAATATCTTGTGTTGTGGGTCTTTCCATAGCAGCCAACACACATAGGCTGCTGTAAGCCAGGACTTGCCGATACCACGGAATGCTTCGATCACACGGCGGCGGGGGCCGTGTTGAAGGTACGAGGAGATGTCGTATTGGACAGCAGTAGGCTCAGGAAGATCGAGCTGCTGCCAGATGTGGTAAACGAAGTTGCGGAAGTCGAGGAACGGATGGTTCCGTTCAAGCATTCGTTATTGACGAACGCTCGATGAGTTATAAATCAAACGGTTACCTATAGCTAAGGATAAGCGATGAAAAAGCGGGTTGAAAAATCGGACGAAACACTTTCCTTCGAACAAATTCCTACTGTCGAAATGTTGGTCAAGGGACTCAAGGGGGCGCGGACAGTCAAGCGTGGATTCCTGGCACGATTTACGGATTGGCTTTTTGCCATTGAGCTTGGCGGTACTTTCGTGCTGGGTGTGCTTGCCGTTTGTGTGTATTTGCAGTGGGCTCAAAGAGACACCTTGAGGCCTTGGGCTCAAGGCATATTTGCGCTGATATTTTGCGCAGCGGCGTTAGCTACCGTCTGTTTTGTGTTGTTCGCTCTGTTTATAGTCGCTAGTCCCAATACTGCATACGCCAAATCGCTCCAAGACCGATTGACTGCTGAGCGGAAATTGCAGAATCGTTTGAGTTCGATACAGCCTTCTACGTTGCTAAAGCTATCGCAGCGCCTCGAACTTGAGTCCCGAATGGTTGTTCGTAGGGCTAGCGTCGCAAGCGTCATTGTCGCGAGTGCTTCCCTCATGGTTTCTCTGTCATCGCAGAAGATTGGTTTGACTAATATTGCGCCCAGCCTCAGCGGGATGTTGCCTTTTATAGTTGCGTTCGCGACGGGAGGTTCACTAGCGGCGATGCTTTTACAGAATATCCTTGAAAATTTGGATCGTGCGGCATTCGTGCTCAAGCTGGCGGCGGAGCGCAATCAAAGAAGCAGTGCATAGTCAGCAATGGCCCGTTTCGGGATCAAATGGGAACTCGCTCAGCTTCCCCGCCAAGTTTCCTAAAGGACTCCCTGGGGCCGGCAATGCTTCGATACCGTTGTCCTTCACGAACTGGCGGGCCACATTGAGAATCGCGGCGAGTCCTTTAGTGTCTGCGTCCATACTTTCGATGGCATCGGTGAGCTTGGTCGCGATGGCTGAGTGCAGTGTTTCCAGTGCGTCCTTACTTGCTGCCATTGGAACCTCCTAGGAAGCGCGAGAACAGACTCTCAAGTGCGGTAGTGCCCAGGGATGCCAGGGCCGCCGCGAGACCCACATGGGCCGGGAAAGAGAGGGTGGGGAAGATGACGACAGCGAACGCAGCACTCATGCTGAGGCCCGCCGTGGTGATGCAACGAGCCAAGGCGATCTTCCAATTGGAAGGGCCAGTGGAAGCAAGGGTTTTACCGAGGCCGATGATGGCCCCGGTGATGCCCAAGGAGGCGAGTAGTTTCGTATCGTTGTCCATCGTGATTATTGAGTAGGAGTGAAGCCAAGGCCATCGGCAATCTTGTTGATCTCGTCGATACCCAAGCGGTGACAGCTCACAGTGATCGAGCCGCATGCGTCCACCTGGACAAGCGAGAAGGCACCGACAGCAGCACCGCCTTCATGGAGGTATTCGTCTTCGGTCAGTGCGCGCCCAAGCTGCTGAGCAAGATTCGATAGACGCCAGATGCGCTCGCATACAGCCACAGGCACTTCCTGCCCCTTACTGGTCTCTACGCGAGAGCGATCGGTCGAGAGCCGCAGCAATACCGGGAGGGTGTCGGGCAGTTCGGTCGGCATGTGCAGACGCCACAGGGACACCTGCGCCCGAGCGATATCCATAGCGTCCTGCTGGATCGCATCGACCATCGGGGACATCTCAGGGAACCGCTCGGCCATCTGCACGGCCGCAGTGAAAGCATCAGATGCCAGAGGGGACGCAGCGGCTTCCGTGAGTGTCAGCTCAGCGAGCCGGCGAGACGCGTCCATGACTGCAGCGGTTACAGAGGGCTTGGCATCCCGGTCGATAAGTCGCAGCAGCCTCAGTGCCTCATCGAGCTTGTGACTGTCCGTGTCGTATGCGCCGTCGCCGATAGCGGGGAGCATTGCGAGAGCTTCCTGCTCCAGGATGTCCCCGAACTGCTCCAGAAGTTCGGCGAATACCTCGTTTGCGCCTGAGACCTTCGTGGCGATCAGGCGGTTCTCTAGCTCAACGTCTATGCTTAGTTCCTGTTCGAGTACGAGAGGTTGTAAGGCACGCTCACATCCACCGCGGACGTGCCGTCCGAGATGGTGCAGATGAGAGTGCCGTTAATCGTCCCGGTGTTATTGGTAACGATGCGCGAGATGGTCACCGCCTGTGCGTTCGCGTTAGAGATGTTTGGTAGTGCTCCACCATCACTCACGCTGCCAATCCGCCAGTTGTACGTGTAGCTTCCGTTGCCGTTGGCACCCTGCGCGGTGACCGTGTTGGACACCGGGACACCAGAGGCACCCGATGCGC